AGTGCTGCGTTTGATTCTGGGGGCATAAATCACCTATTTTGGGGTTGGGGTTTTCTTACTTGGGGTTTTACTGCTATCGAGTGACTGCTTCTGCTTAGCATCGTGCTGCATAAGTGATACTGCAGTGCGAGTCACTGAATCTTGTTGGCGCTGCTGGTTAGTTCCATGAGCCAGTTGCAAACGTACCTGGAGAGCTTCGCGTGCCATTTGAACTTTCGCGGTAAGTTGTTCTAGCGCGAGTTCGTGTAGGTTGCCGTCAATGCCTAGTTCTTCGGCTTTAGCGATGTTCACCATTGCTTGACTTTCTTTGGTCTGTAAATCAGCTTCAAGGTTAGAGAGCTCTAGCTCAGCCATGCGGATCTGCATGTCTTGTTGCTGTTGCATCATCTGCTGCTCTTGCTCACTTGGTGCCGCTAGTCCTGCTAACTGCTTCACTTCCTCAGCAATGTCCTTCTTCTGAGCTAAGTGGCTGTATTCAACAACGCGGTAGTCAGGAATCATCACGCCTGCTTGACGTAATTGAAGGGCTTCAGAGAACTGGCTCTCTTCAAAGTTATCGCGTGCTGGTTGTGTGCTGATCACTACGCTGTACTCACCCAAGGTTAGGTCGTTAACGATCTGCCCTTCTGGAGTCACTTGGTTAACCGCCATCTGCTCCTGTGCTGCAGGATCAGTTGGATCAGGCATTGCGGGGTTAGTGATTTGGATTAAGCGTTCTTCAACATAGAACTGTTGTACAAGTTCAAGAATCTTTTCAGCCAACATGTGGCGAGTACGCGCAAGGTTATCAAGCGGTACTTGGATCTGAATCTGACCCCGCTCTTGCTTCGATTTAAGCGCAACGCCTGATACTTCAGCAGACTCGTAGCCCAACATCGCATCCGATACACCAGAGATTTCCTTGATGTTGTGCGCTGCTTTCTGGGTAATACGGTCGATGCCCGTAGGGATCTGGTTAGGTTGGATCTTCGACGGGGCTGCTGTGCCTCGGGCATGGACAATATGAAGCCCTGTCTCAGCACCGCGTTCAGTCAAGTCTTCGTTGGTCATGTTAACTAAAGAACCTTCTTCAGTTATCCATCCACTGTTGGCAGTGGTGTTAACGATGTGGAGTTCTTGCGAGCTGATCTTGTTGAGTTGCTCTTGCGGGGAGATAAGGTTCTTGACCATCCCGAAAGGCTTTCCACGACGGAAGTAGCTGAAGTACGGCACAATGGTAAATGTTTTGTACGGTGACCATTCATCGTGAAGTAGAATTCTATCGGCACTAACTGTCCAGCGTACTCGAGGTGCCAACCGCTTTTGGATGAATAGACCAAATTGCTGCCCGAACTCTTGTCGTTTAGCGCCATCCCAATTCTCGGGTACTGGTCGCATATCTCCCGTCTGAGGGTCAATAAACCATTCGGACATACACATACGTCGATGCTGGCGCTCGATGACGCGGACACTTCGGATGGTTTTGTCAGTATTACCATCGTCAGTGAGATCAAAACTAGCCGAGTCACCAAACTTATTATCTTCGATTGCAATGGAGTCTCCGCCATAGATGTCGCCACCTGTGGCTAGCGAGGTTAATGAGTCAGCGATCTTCTCGCCATAGGTTGATTCGATCTGGTCTAAGGATAACCAGCGTGTGGTAATCACTTCATTCCATGTTGCTGGGTCGTATTCTTTAGCGTCTACGTCGATTAGTACGTCCAACGGGTCAAGGGAGTTAATCTCTACCTCGCCCTGGATACTGTCGTCGAAGTTAATGCGCACGTCGAAATAGCCACGGTCTTGGATCAGTCCGTCAGAGAACACTTGGCTCTCAAGCCAGTCGAGTTTGTTGTTGTCACCGATCTGCATGACGACTTTAGTTAACGCCGTTGCAGTGTCTTCGTTACCATTCGAGCGAGGCTTGAAGTTCATCTCAGCGCGCTTGGCAGTCTGCTCACCTAATACGGTGTTAACAGTCGATAATATGGTGTTAATAGTTAGTGCTGGGCGCCCTTCATCAGAAAGTTTCTTAGCATCCGCAGCATCCCACTGCTCACCACAGTAAAAGTTGTCGTACTTCTTAGCACGAGTCACGTATTCGCTGTGCCCGTTGTCACGAAGACGTACGTATCGTTTCCAGTTGTCGTTAGCGACCTGTGAAGGTTCCTTCTTTACTTTGCCATGTGCCATGTTCGATCCTAAAGAGTCATCCAGCCTGAAATCTGCAACGATAGTAGTTGAGCTGCTATTCTACCGCTTGCGTCGTAATTACAAAAGGTGTGGGCCTTTCACCCACCCGTCTTTGGTGACACCCCATCACCTCCGATACCCCAAAAACTCATGTGTTTAGGGCTACGAACTCATTGATGAGCGTCTAATAGATCCACTCAATAAGGCTCCAAGACGTTTCTCACGCCAACCCAACACGGGTTTTTTAACAGGAGCTCTAGGGCTTACAATGTCATCGAGCATCAATCCGATCCACGCTAAGGAGTCCACGCAGTCATCGTGTACGCCCATCGGGAAACGAAGCATCTCGTTGACCATAATTTGTACCGTGTCATCTCCTTTCGGGAAGTACACCATGCCCTGCTGCATCCGACCTTGAATCGAACGTGCACGGGTTTGTTTGTCGCGCTTGCCTGGCTTCAGTCCTTCGTAAAAGAATGAATAAAGGCTACGCTCACGGATACGTTGGTTTAGTAACGGGCCAATCGCCATCTCGATCTGACCGCGTTCTATACCTGTGATCTTCGACTTCCATCGAACCCACATATCCAAGATCGCTTCAATTATTTCGAGCGATCCTTTTTTGAATCGTTTGATGTCAAGAACCCAGATATTGTCTTGGCGGTCAACGCCCACAGTAATGCCCACCGTGAAGTCGTTCGCTTCATTTTTGCCAATAGCCAAGTCCCATGCGGTGTAGCAATGAAGCTCATCAAGCGGGGGCCGATCTGCTGCGCCATACCAGCGGAACATATCACTCGTAAAGTATTCGCCATCATCAGCCACAGGGTTCTGCTGATAAAGAGCAGACCAATCGCGAGGGCCAACAGCGCGTTTAATACGTAGTAGAGCAGTCTCATCGTAGCGTTCAGGGTGTAACGCAGCGCCTTTCTTACGGTACTTCTCATCTTCTGTCGCCAGAGCTGGGTATTGGATAACGTCCCATTCATCGCCTTCTTTTTCCTTCATCTTAGTGAGTAGTCGCCCTGCCAGATCATCGTCGTGCCAGCGCGTTAAAATTATGAGCACACCGCCGCCTGGAGCAAGACGTGTGTAGGCCGTTGACGTATACCAGTTCCATATACTCGAACGGTTCGTCTCTGATTCAGCGTCATCTCTGTTCTTAATGGGGTCATCGATAATAAGAACGTGAGCACCACGACCTGTGATCGGGCCACCTACGCCTGCCGCTACGTAGCCACCACGACTTGTGGTGTTCCAACGCTGTGCCGATTGGCTGTCTTTATCGAGTTTGGTGTTCTTAAATACTTGGTGATACCGCTGGTCACGTAATAGCTCACGCACTTTACGAGAGAAGTCCATCGCCAAGTCGCCTGTGTATGAGCAACTGATGACTTCGTGATCTGGATGGCGACCTAAGTGCCAACCAGGGAATGTCTTTGAAGCCAGCTCACTCTTACCGTGTCGAGGCGGCATAAATAGCATTAACCGTGGGCTTTTACGGTCGGCAACGTCTTTGGAGAACTGTTCCAAGCGAGCGCAAATGTCTTTGTGTACCCACCCCGCTTCGTATTGATCATTGAACCGTTCAACGAAGGGTAGTAGGCGACGTCGGCATAACTCACGACGCATCAACTCAGCCTTAGCTTCTTCTTGAGGGTCGAACGCGTCTGCGGCCAGTTTCTCAGCGATTAAGATCTGCTGAGCAGTCACATCTCGCTTAGTCGGTCTACCGTCTCTTCTTTCTTTGATTTTTTTGTTGAACTTCTTTACGCCTTCGCCCACAGGTACTGCGGGTTTCTTAGGCACCGCGTCCTTACGCGCTTGTACGCCTTTAGCAACATCGGTGCCAAAATCACACTTAATGCAGGTTCCTTCTGAGGCAAACATCGTCTGAGTTGTACGGCATTGCGTACAGGTCTTACCTTCAGGATGTTTAATCATTCGGTAAACTCGCCATCACTAATGTCGTGCGCCTGCGCCAATAAACTATCGCTGGCTGCACCCATTAACTTCAACAAGCTCGCATCGTCTAGCTCTGCTAACTGATCGACCTTCTGGATACTGGTCACGTTTACATCGATAACTTGTTTCTCTTGTGCCAGACCATGCAACTTCATCTGCATCTCAACACCACGGAACCATTCCATC